GACCTGCTATTGTGTTAAATTTGCTTCGTGCTTCACCCAGCATATATTTGCATTTTGCCAAAGTGTAATCTTTTAACCATTTTTTTGCCAAATAATCTTTTAGTAATTCTGAATCTGGTCTGTAATTGTAACATTCTAATAAAACTTCTTCACCTTGTCTAGGTCTTTGAAGTATTGTTAATTTTTTTGTTGTTGTGTTCCATTTGAATTCAATAAATGAACCAAACATTCTGCCTACTAATTCTTGATATTGAGCAAACATATTGTAAGTTGCTACACCACCCATGTTGGAACTTGCTAATAGGTAAGTGTTTGTGTATGCTAGGTTGAATGGCTCGAACAATGTACCACCATCTCCACCACCCGATCTTGACCCAATTGATCTTCTATAAATTTGTCTTACTTCTATTACTTCATTAGGCAAGATGTAGTCATTTTGGTCCAATACTAGTGGTAAAAACATATAACTTTCTTCAACAGAATTGTCTGATCTCTGTCTGAATCTGTCGAATGCGTCTTGAAGTGCTGTTTCGTAGTGTACTGGGTCTAATTCTACATCAACCATACCACCGCCTAGGCTGTGGTTTACATAGTCAAATACTTCTTGTTTTTGTGTGGTCAAATCGCTCATACAGTTTTCCTTATACATATTTATCGTCCGATAAATATATGTATATGCCTAGATTAAGTCTTTATAAACCAGAAAAAGGGAACGATTACACATTCTTAGACAAAACAGTGGTTGAAATGTTCACTGTGGGCGGAACCGATGTGTTTGTACACAAATACTTAGGGCCAAAAAATCCTGATGAAGCAGATGCCACAGCGGCACAGCCTAGATATGATGCTGTAAAAGAAACCAACATTCAGGATATGCTGTTCCTTGAAAATAGAGATAGAAAATACAGTCCTGATGTTTATAGCATAAGAGGAATATACAATGTGCAGGATATTGACTTTGATATGAGTCAATTTGGATTATTCTTACAAAATGATACATTGTTTATGACAATACCTATCACGTCAAGTGTAAAAACATTGGGTAGAAAAGTAATGCCGGGTGACGTGTTTGAGTTACCTCACCTTAAAGATGAATACGCACTGAATGATTTCAATGTGGCACTGAAAAGATTCTATGTGGTGGAAGATGTGAACAGAGCGGCAGAAGGTTTTTCACAAACTTGGTATCCACACTTATACAGAGTGAAACTAAAACAAATTTACGACTCGCAAGAATTCAAAGAAATACTAAACAAAGATGCTGGAGCAGGTGATGGTAAAACATTGAGAGATGTACTTTCAACGTATGAAGCCGAAATGCAAATTAACAATGCCGTTGTTGCTCAAGCAGAAGCAGATGCACCTAAATCAGGATATGATATAGCACATTTTTACACACTGCAGGTTGATGATCAAGGAAAACCTGAACTTGTTACAACCGATACAAGTAAATTAGATACATCCACACAAAACACATTGGCTGACAGAGTCAATCAGACTCCAAGTAAAACTGGTTATGATGGTTACTTGTTAGGTGACGGACTTGCACCTAATGGAGAAGTATTTGGATTCGGAATAAGTTTTCCAACTGCTTCGGACAAAGGGGATTATTTTTTACGTACTGACTTTTTACCAAATAGATTATTTAGATTTGATGGTGGACGCTGGGTAAAAATGGAAGATAACATACGTATGACACTAACTAACACTGATACAAGAAGTACACAAAAAGGTACATTTATTAACAACACTAAAACATCAACGATTGCTGGAGAATCAGTGACTGAAAGACAAAGTTTATCTAAAGCACTCAGACCAAAGGCGGATAATTAATGCAGTTTTTTTACGACGGACAGATTAGAAGATATATTACTCAAATAATTAGACTGATGAGTAATTTTTCATACAAAGATGGAGATGGTTCTTTAAGAACTATTCCTGTTATGTATGGAGATATATCAAGACAAGTATCACACATTATAAGAGATAATTCAGAAAATAAATTACCGTCTGTACCTAGAATGGGTGTGTATGTTACTGGTGTGGAAATGGATAGAACTCGTTTAGCAGATTCTAGTTTTATTAGTAAAGTTCATGTCAGAGAAAGAGCATATGATGCCAACAACAATGAATATTTGAATACACAAGGTAAAAATGTTACTGTGGAAAGATTAATGCCAACACCATACACATTAACATTGAATGCTGATATTTGGTCATCTAACACAGAACAAAAATTACAAATAATGGAACAAATAATGATGTTGTTTAATCCATCTCTTGAAATACAAACCACAGACAACTATGTTGACTGGACAAGTTTAAGTGTGGTAGAATTATCTAATATTAATTTTTCATCTAGAACTATTCCTTTAGGAACTGAAACAGAAGTTGATGTTGCCACGTTAGGTTTTACAACTCCTATATACATTTCACCTCCAACAAAAGTAAAAAAATTAGGAGTAATCACACACATTATAACAAGTATATTCAATGAACAAACTGGAAATATAGATTTAAGTCAAACTATGCCGGAACTAAAAGCATATCAAGATGGATATGAAAACAGTATTAAGTTAGACGACAAAGGAAGAGCCGTAAGAAAAGACACAGACTCAGTACAAGGCACAACTGGTATAAATGTAGACATCTATGTATTGAACAGTGTAGCACAAATTATAACTAAAGGTGTAATAGGCGGCGAAGTCTGGACAGGAAATGTTTTAACAATTCCAAATTATAAAGATGGATTAAGCAAAATATATTTGAATAGAGAAGGCATTGATGCCCAAGTGGTTGGCACAGTGGCAATAAACGAGGCTAACCCATACCAATTATTAATTGAATGGGACGAAGACACAATTCCTACAGACACAGTGATAGTTGGACCAATCACTACAAGTGGCTCTGTTGATTTTATTGTAGATCCTACAAAATTTGATCCATCCACTGTAAAACAAAATGGAAAAAGATTGTTGTTACTAAAAGGCATTGGCTCTACAGACAATGAAGATGGTGCAGATGCTTGGAAAGGTGACAGCAATATAGATTTAGTTGCTGGTGCTAATGACATCATAGAATGGAACGGTACAAATTGGGAAGTTATTTTTGATGCCAGCACAACAACAGATACCACTCACATTACCAATTTAAACACAGGTGTACAATACAAATGGAATGGTAGTGAATGGTTATTGTCTTTCGAAGGTGAATATCGAAAAGGCACTTGGAAGATCCAGTAGTCATATAATTACTTACATGAACAGTAAAATTGTAGGGTGTGGAGCACTCTTCTACACATTAGATACCAAAAGATTTTTATTACTACACAGAACGCAAAGCAAACAAAATAATGTTTGGGGACTGGTAGGTGGCACAACCACAACTGATAAAAATTTGTGGGAAGGTCTACAAAGAGAAATCAAAGAAGAAATAGGCGAACAAAAAGTTAAAAAAACTATTCCAATGGAAACATTCATCAGTAATGATGAAAATTTTTTGTACCACACTTATTTGTGTGTTGTGGAAAAAGAATTTATTCCTTCACTAAACACAGAACACGATGGATATGCTTGGGTAAGTTTTGGTAATTGGCCCAAACCATTACACCAAGGTTTACGTAAGACTTTTCAAAACAAAACAAATCAAATTAAATTAGACACTGTGTTTAAAATGTTAAAATTAATCAAATGAAAATAATCGGCGATGTTATGTTGGATGTCTGGGTACAAGGTAATTGTACCAAAGTATCTCCAGAGGCATCGGCTCTTGTTCTTAAAGAAAGCAAACGCAATTACAACGTAGGAGGGGCAGGAAATCTCGCTTTAAACCTGTCAAACTTGGGCGTAGACACGCATCTTTACAGTTCGGTGGGCAACGATGCCCCAGGGCATAAAATACAGGAAATATTGTTAAAAAATAACATCAAAACATTCATTAGTAGCGATGCCAAAACAAGCACAGTAAAGACTAGAATGATTGGTAGTGATGGTCAACACCTATTAAGACTTGATAAGGAAGACAAATATACTGATGCTGAACCTACCAAAAATTTAATTAAAAATTTACAAAAGGAAGATATTGTTTTAATAAGTGATTACGATAAAGGAGTAATTAATGATTCTTTAGTCAAAGATATTGTTTCATCTGTAAAAAGAGTTTATGTTGATCCAAAACAACAACCTACAAATTATAAAGGTGCATATCTTGTCAAACCTAATATGAAAGAGTATGAACAATGGTTTGGTGAATTCACAAAAGAAAATGCAGAAAAATTTAGGAAAAAGTTTGCTTGGGAATGGCTTGTTATCACTGATGGTGGTAATGGTATTCATGTTGTGGGTGAAAATACCTATGAACATATAACAGGTGATGCTGTTGAATTAGCAGATGTCAGTGGTGCAGGTGATACTGTCTTAGCAATAATTGTAAAGTATGTAGAACAAGGAACAAATATAATTGATGCTTGTACATTGGCGTTAAAGGGTGCTAGTGCTGTTGTTCAACACAGAGGTGTAACTGTTGTACAATTATCAGATATAGAAGATACAGTGGTTTGGACCAATGGCGTTTTTGATATATTACATCAAGGTCATTTAGAACTGCTTAAATTTTCTAAAAGCAAAGGAGATAAATTAATTGTTGGCATTAATTCAGATGAAAGTGTTAAAAGATTAAAAGGTGACGGTCGTCCATTAAACAATGCCCTTATAAGAAAGCAACAACTGTTAGAACTCCCATGGGTAGATCAGGTTGTTGTGTTTGAAGAAGACACACCTATTGAAGCAATTAAAACACACCAACCAAATGTAATAATTAAAGGTGGAGATTATACTGTGGAAACAACTGTGGGAAATGAATTAGCAGATGTAATAATATTTCCAACAGTGAAAGGTTTTTCAACAACTAATATAGTAGACAAAGTAAATGAACAAAGAAATAAAAAATAATAAAATTATTATAAAGAATGTGTTATCTGATGAACATTTTAAACAATTAACAGACATTATTCTTAGTGATAAATTTCCTTGGTTTTACCAAGACCATGTGGTTAATCCGGAACAATCTAGCACAGAAGAAAAATATCAAATTCAATTTGTACACAAATTTCATGAAGTCAGTAATATTGTAACAGGACCAGAACTATGGAATATGTTAATACCTATATTTGCTGTGTTACAACCTCATACTTTTTTACGTGTTAAAGCAAATAATATTCCCGGACAAGACAAAATTATTACTCATGGTATGCATTGTGATGTTAGTGTGCCATTAAGTTATACAGCAATTTTTTATTGTAATACAAATAATGGTTACACAGAATTTAAAGATGGAGATAAAATTGTAAGCGAAGCAAACTCAATGGTAATATTTCCAAGTTATATGGAACATACAGGAAGTACTTGTAGCAACGCAAGGTCTAGAGTGAATATAAACATCAATTATGTTACACATCATTCTGACCAACTCACAAAAGATATTGCTCCGGCAAATTCTGAAGAAATTGTAAAATTATGGAGTCATGTATGAGAATTGTTGTAACAGGATCTGCTGGTTTTATAGGAAAAAATTTAATTAAACATCTAAGAGATCAAAATCATGATGTCACTGAATTTGAATATACTGAAAATAGTTTTCCTGATCCTAGTCTATATGATTGGGTAATACATCTAGGTGCCATTAGTTCTACAACAGAAAGAAATGTAGAGTTAATAATGAATCAAAATTATGAATACAGTTTAAAATTATTACAAATGTGTGATACAATGGGTGTAAATTTTCAGTATTCTAGTTCTGCTAGTGTGTATGGAAACACAAATAGTTTTATTGAAAATGGTCCAGTATATCCGCAATCACCATATGCTTGGAGCAAGTATCTGTTCGATAGATTTGTTCAACAAGCAATGGGAGAATTTAAAATTTTAGTACAAGGTTTTAGATATTTTAATGTTTATGGCAATAATGAAGAGCACAAAGGAGATCAAGCATCTCCAGTAACAAAGTTTTCTAAACAAGCAAAAGATACAGGAGTAATTAAAGTTTTTGAAAACAGTGACAAGTTTTTAAGAGATTTTGTGTGCGTAGATGATGTATGTAATGTACATTGTCAAATGCTTGAAAAGGATACCAGCGGCATTTTTAATGTAGGAACAGGCACAGCAACATCATTTCAATCAGTAGCAGAGTCTGTTGCCAAAAAATACAATGCCAAAATAGAAACAATCCCAATGCCACAAGCATTGAAAGGACAATACCAGTCTTACACCTGTGCAGATTTGACAGAATTAAATAAAAATGTTATAATAAAATATAAAACAGTTGAGCAATATCTAAATGATCAATAAAGAAGGAAAAGTAGACAAAGGTTGGGGTTATGAATTAATATGGGCCTCTAATGACAAATACTGTGGAAAAATAATGGTATTTGAACGCAAAGGTGCAAAATTTTCAATGCACTTTCATAAAACAAAAGACGAATCATGGTTTGTAAATGAAGGGAAATTCCTTTTAAGTTGGATAGATACTAAAACAGCAACACTGTTAACAAAAGAAATAAAAGAAGGTGAAACTTGGAGAAATTTGCCTTTAATGCCACATCAAGTACAATGCTTAACTGACAGAGGCAGTATCACAGAAGTAAGCACCGCTGACGATCCAGAAGACAATTATAGAGTCATTCCTGGAGATTCTCAAAAAAAATAATTATTTAGATTGTGTAGGATCACATTCCTCACACATACAATCTGGACAATCCTGACATTCTGTGCATGAAGATTTACAGTGCTGTTCACAGCCACATTGTGGGCATATATGTTTGATAAGTTGATCCATTACGCCTGTGCTTCTGACCAACGCAGTGTAACTGTTCCTGCTACATCACCTGTACCAGCAGTTCTAAATACGTTGATTGCTAACACGTCTGGTCCATTCGGGAACGTACCACGTCCACCTAGTGTTGTGTTAGTCAAGGCTTTGATCTTGTCTAAGGCAAGTGTTGCTCTTTCTCCCGGTTGGGCAATGAAAGAGAAAATTGTTTCACCTGGCTGTGCGTAAGGCGGTTGACCAAAAGAGAATGATACTGAACTTGCCGCCGAAATAGTTCCGTTAAATGTTTGGTTAAAGTCGACTCTGTAGTATTCTGTTGAACCAAATACTGTTTTTGCTTGTACACTTTGTACAGTTGTACCTGGTGGAAATTCTGTTGTTGTTGCTGTATCAACTTCAGTACCTGCTACTGCGCCTGAGGCTTCCCAAGATGTTGGATCAAAGAACAAGTAGTTGGTGCCTGTAAAGTCACCACCATATGAGAAGTTTACAGCCTCACCACCTGATACACCTGTGTGTCTGTTTGAAAATCTTACAAAGTAATATGATCCACTGTCTGAAATCTGTGTAACCACTGTGTTGGCAGGGAATTGACCTGAAGTCACTGACATACCTACTGTGTGTCCTTTACCTTCCCATTGTGCTTCTAAGAAATACATATAGTTTCTGTTACCACCCAAATTAAACCAGTGAGTGGAAGAAGATGTCATTAGCGATTGCGTGTCTGCTGTTTGAGTCGTGATTGATGCACCACCGTTCCAGTTAACAGATCCACCCGGAGCAATCTGGGCGAAACTTGGTTGTCCACCTTGTGCTGTACCTTGCAGTCCTGTCCAACCTATATCTGCTGGATCAATTGGATAGTTTTGTGGATTAATAATTCCTTGTACAACCAACTGACCTTGTGTTTGTCCTGCCGCAACTGGTTCTGTTGTAATCTCAATACCGTCTAGTAGCAACTGGGCTCTGTTGAGTAGATCTCTGTCTCCTAGGTCACCTGTCAATGCGTTTGATACTGAAGGAGCCAATCTCATTAAGAATACAGTTTGCCTAATTGTTGATAGTCGTAATCCTTGTCCTGAATAGTTGAATAGATATCCTCTATCTTCATCAAAATTACCATCTGTTAGATATGCTGATCCCCAGTGTGAAATGATTGGAGATGCTGTATTGGAAATTAACACAACACCAGTATTTCTAAAGTGTGAAGTCGCCGTACCCGCTGAATAGTTTCTTGTGGCACCTGCCGCAAAGTTTGTAAGTTGTGCCGCTCTTGTACAACCTGTTAAAGTATCTCCTGTGATACCTGTAAATGTAATTACTTCGTTATCAATGTACACAGTTCCACCTGTTGTAGGGAAGAAGGAAGCATCTACTAATGTAATAGTTGTTTGAGTAGCATCTATGTTTTCTGATAGTCTGCCACCAGGACCTTCGTTAGTCACTTCATAACGTACAGGTTGGTTACCTGTTCTCATAAATGCTTCTGTGTTTACGTTTGAGTTTCTCATTCTGTGAACAAATATGAAATCACCTTTTTGTCCTCTTGTCATCCAATCGATAAATCCAGCACCATACCATGAAAACTGTATCCCAATCATCTGCATCTTAGATACGTCCCAATTGTATCCACTTGGACCTGTGCCGTCCAATTTGTCTTTATTAAATTCTGATTGTTTTGCTTTTTTATCTACCACAGCACACATTTTAACACCTGCTGACGTATTAACACCTCTGTAATCTGGAGTAACACTCATTGTTGTGTTGTCTGTAACACTTGATACCACGTGTGTCATACCTCTGATTACAACTCTGTCACCTGCTTTAATTTGTTCTCTGAATCTTGTTCCTACACCTGTAACATTATTTGAATTTGGTGTTACTGTAACTGTGCCTGCCAATTGTCTTGTAGCAGTTCTCTGTACAGCATTTGTATTTTGTCCATCATATTCCCAGAAAATTCCATTTTGATCATCAAATATACCTGATCTCACAGTAGCACCGTTCCATCTGTACAATGATACTTGTGGTTGATCTGTAAATTCTGGAGTTGAACTTCCTAATGTGATTTGTGCTATCACTGTGAATGATCTTTCGTTTATCACTGAAGTGATTGTGTATTCACCATCGTAACCTGATGTGGCTACACCTACTAATCTTATAATCGCACCAACCTGTAAGTTGTGGTCAACGTCATCTGTTGTAACAGTTATTGTTGAACCTGCGTCAATTCCATCTGCTGTGATGTTTAAAATATCATATGATGGAGCAAACAGGGCACCAGTTGTGTACATACAACCTTTACCTGATTGATATCTGATGTATTTTTTAGATTGACGTATTGCCTGTGCACCGTGTGCCGGTCCACCAGTACCTAATTGTACACCACCATCGAATGGTCTGTGTATAAAGAATGAATCTGGTCTACCGTAAATTGAACCTTGCCATCCAGCATCTGTAATAGCACCTGGTGATCTAACCTGATATGTTAAACTTGTTGGTGATGGTATTGATGTTGCTAGGAATGGACCTGAAGCCAATATGTGATTGTTAGCACCATCATCTGAAATGATCACAACTAAGAAAGCATTTCCTGGAACTAATCCATGAGGAGTTGTAAAGTCAACTCTCATTGTTGCTAATGCTGAGTATGAAATTGTTGCACTTAAAGGTATTGCTTGACTTGTTGGATCAGAAATTGTTACTGAACTGTAAACACTTAAACCGGTTCCACCAATTGCTGTACCTTCGTGTGTATTGTTTACGACTCCACCGAATGATGTGACACTTTGTATTCTTACAACAATGTCGTTGGCTGGAGTTGATCCACCTAAATTTGCTCCTGAAATAGTTAGTTTGTCACCTATCTGATAGTTACTTCCTTCTTGAACAACTGTTACTTCTGTGTATGCAGTTGATGAGTCTGTGTCATTTGTTCTAGTTATACTGAATTGAGCGCCAACACCTTGTGGTGTTCTGTTTGTTCCTGCTACGTTCAAAGCATTACCTGTTCCTGTGTTAGCAGTTCCTGATGCCGCCGATACAACTGTTACTGCTCCTGTTGTTACAGCATCTATTCCTGTAACTGTGAATGTCATATCATTTGCTGGTGACGAACCAAATAAGTTCGTACCTAAAACTTTAAATTGTTGATCTGGAGCGTAATTACTACCAGGATTGCTAATTGCAATTGTGTATGTTCCAGAGTTTAATGTTACATCTAGTGTTAGTCCAGATGGTGTTCTTGCTGATTTATTAACATCTGTAAATGTCTGTGTGTTTACTGCTGTACCTGTTACAGTATAAGTTGCTACTGCACCTGCTGACACTGTGTCAACAGTAATTTGACAATCATTTGCTGGCGATAAGCCACCTAATTCTGTACCTGATATGTCTATTGTTTCTCCTTGAATGAATCCACTACCATTGTTACTGAATGCCGCAGAATATACTGTGCCTGTTCTGTTTATACTTAACACAGCCGCTGTACCAGATGCTGATGTAGTGTACGTTGGACTAGGATAATCTACGTTTGCGTCTGTACCCGAACCGCTTATTGATAAACCTGTTATTCCACCATCGCCATTTACAGTTGACACTGTTACATAAGCATCGTTGGCAGTAGTTGCTCCACCTAAATCAGTACCAGCAATAAAGAATTGATCGCCTACTTTGTATGCTGAAGTACCATCAAGAGCCGCTGTACCTGTTGCTGTGAAAGTTGCGATACCACTTGCTCCGGTGCCAGTTACTGAATTAACTGTGATTGAAATATCATTGGCTGGTGTGGCACCACCTAAACTTGTTCCTGGAATTGTAAGTGTTTGACCTACACCATAATCATCACCAGCATTGTTTAACGATACAGTGTAACTTGTGCCTGATATCGCTACATCAAATGTTCCGTTTTGACCTGTTACATTTGAACCTGAACTTAATCCTGGATAAGATTGTGTGTTTACAGATGTACCTGATACTGAGAATGTTAATATTCCACCATTGCCATCAACTGAATCTACAGTTAATGTCATGTCATTGGCTGTTGTTGCTCCACCTAATTGTGTACCAGCAAAAACTAATTGATCTGATGCTGAATAACCAGTTCCTATTGATGTTACTACTGCTGAGTAACTTGTTCCTGTTCTTGTAACAGTGAATGACGCTGTCACGCCGCCTGCACTACCAGTTGTGTATACTGGACTTACGTATTGTACAGTTTGATCTGGTGCTGTACCTGCCGCACTGATTGTTTGAATTTCTCCGCTACCTCCAACTGACGTAACTCTAATATCTAAATCGTTAGCACCTGTTCCACCAAAAGTTGAACCTGTTATTCTTACAACATCATTTTGAATATAACCTGTACCTGCTGTATCAACTGACACTGTGTAAACACCTGAGTCAACATCTACATCAAAAATCGCACCTTCACCTGCCGTACCTGGGAAAGTTCCTAATGATACGTTTGTGTAAGATGGAGCATTAAGAGCCACTGTGTATGTTCCAGCATTTTTCGTTACATTTATTTGTGCCCCTGTACCAACTCCACCTTGGAAAACTGTTTGTACTGCTGATGCTGTACCTGTGCCTGTGAATGCTGTACCTGATATTGATGCTGTTAAAATTTCTCCGCCTGTGTCTACACTTTCTACTAAAATTGTAGCGTCATTGGCAGGTGTCGCTCCGCCTAAATCTGTTCCACTTATAATGATAGCATCTCCAACAGCATAATCTTGTCCTGTACCAGAACCTCCTGCTGTTACTATTGATACTGAGTACGAACCTCCTACTCTGAACACATCAAATCTTGCTAATTGTCCTGCTGGTGTATAATTTACACCTGCTAAATTTGTGTATTGTGTTATGTCACCAATCAAGTCTTGGTTTAATGGAGCAGATAAAGTTAATGAATTTCCTGCTACGTTGATAATTGTAACAGCAAAACCATCTCCTCTGTCAATCACTGAGTTTTGAATAATACCGGCAGAATCTGCCACAGTGATTTCTGTTGCGCCTGCTGAGTAATCACCAGTTACAGTTGGAGATGCTAATGCTCCACCTGAACCGTTTACTGCTGTGATTTGTGTACCTTGTTGAATACCTGTTCCTGACAATGGAGCACCTATTTCTGGTTGTACGCCTGTGTAAGGTAAAATTGTAGAACCTGAAAGTGTTGCTAAACTTGTTGTAAAGGCTCCTGAAGATCCATTTGAATCCACACTGAATGATGGGAAACCAATCGCCGCACCAGTGTAAAAATCTCCCTGTCTTAATTGAGTAAAGTTTGTTGAAATAGTTGTTGGATTTACTTGTCCAACTTTTGCTTTTCCATAGTAAGTGAATGATGTTGTTGTAGGAACTGTGTTTACCACAAATGAACCTGCGGCTCTACTTGCTCCTGCCACAGAGTTATCAAATCCTGTAATTGTAAATGGTTGTCCTGCTTCAAAACCATGTGGACCAATTGTGGTCACAGTAATTAAAGATGAACCAATACCTTGTGTTCCTGCCGAAGCATCAGAAGTTACACTTTCTATATCAAAGTCTGTGCCTGGTACTTCATAAATTGATGGATAACCTCTTTGTGTTGCAATCGCTTGCCATTTCGTTGGCTGAAGTCCGTATTCAAAGTCAGCATCAAGCATTGATTCTGGTTGTGCAACTCTCATTCTTTCAATCGCATCTGTTCCAAAGTCATATGGACGTGTTCTTATTTCATCGTCTTCAACAAAAATTTGTAATTGATCTGTTGCGTTGTCTGTAGATGTATCAGCATTTAAAAATATAGTGGTAATTGTATCATTACCATGGAATGCTTTAGGGAAATCAGGATCAACAAACGCAGTTGGGTTTGAAGTGTCTGTTGTATATTCTCTTCTATAAGTTGCTGTTGCTCCTTTTGCCGGATCATTAAATGTGTAAAGCACATTGTTATCAGTTGTATTTGTAATCAATAATAATTCTGATAGTTCTACTCTTTCTGGAATTTTAACACTTGAAATACCGTTGTTAATTTGTGCAGGTAAATTATCTAAACCGTTTATAATTACATCTGTGATTATTCCTGCTAACTCTGTTATTCTTGATGTAGCACCTGCTTCTCCAGGTGCACCTAATATAGTTTGTTGTGTTACAACCGGTGATTGTCTTGAAGTGAAAGCAACTCCTGGTATCACATAGTTGTTTATGATGTTTCTAATTTCAGTTTTTACTGCTACTTCAGGTTGTCTGTCACCACTCAATACAGAAACTGTGCCAACCCAATAAGTTGATGCGTTGTATCTTGATTGTTCGTTACCACCATATCTTAAATCTGTCAAAAAACCATCAATATTGTAACCCATGTCTCTTTCACAAAGATATGGTTCATATGTAAAGTTCGCAAAAACATAAGATGAACTTACCAATGCTGGTAAATTTATAATGCCGTTGTCAACAACATTATCTATTATATTCATGTTAGCCACAAATGCTGTTTTACCGTTGGCTTCTGCGTTAGATCCTGATGTGTTTTGTGATATTCCGTCTCCGTTAATTGTGCCGTATGCTAATCCTGTGAAAATGTATAAGTTTATGATGTCTCTGGCTTTTGTCCAATACGCTAATTCTGGTTCACCAGCCGCCGCTAATTGTAGCACTCCGTCCACATAATAACTTTGAGCTGTTGTTCTAACGTTTTCATTACCGCCATATCTCATATCAAGATATGCCGCATTAATTACTTTTTCAACATCATTTTTAATCTGTGTTGCTGTTTTTGTGTATCCGGCAAATGGTGCAATATTTCCTGCAACTTGAACTGCGACCCATGCCGCCACTTCTGCTTTAACATATTCTCTATTATTAAGAAATCTTAATGTGGCACTTGGATATAAATCAGCCGCTGTGTCTTCAGCAATTTTAAAATCTATGTAAGCATTGGATTCATCTTTTAACCATTCTTTGTTGGCGTTGATTTGAGCCCATGCGTTAGGATAAAGATTTCCGCTTTGTGGTATTCCTGGTGTAAATTTGTATGTATTAATACGTTTTTTTGCCATTCTTTTCTATACTCCTAATGCTATCGATAACACTGTGGCTGTGTTATCAACATATTGCTTCTTTGTAACGTCATTAGCATTACTTGGGTCACTTGTAACAGTAGCCGATGTAAATGCCGCCTGTGCCGCTGTTGTTAATCCTAATGTAGTGTTATTTAACGTTCCTTGGGAAGAATTCAATGTTGAAAAGGTTCCATTTCTAGGTATTACAGAGCCTATATTAACATTATCTACAAGACCAGTGTCAGTAGGTCTCATAGTCAGTGTGCCTCCCGCTTGTGGACTGATTGTAACATCAGCATTTGGCGTTAAACTTACATTTCCACTTGTTGATAAATTTTGTGCGTTAACATTTACGTTGTTTACTGTACCTGTTGTTGCAGGATTAATTGTAACTGTACCTGTTCCTGAAGGACTTAATCTTATTTGTGCGTCTTGTCCTTCTGCTAATAAATCACCTGTATCTAAAATCGAACTGAATACACCAGCACCAATTATACTTGGTTGGGCAACAGTCAATTGACCATAAGGAACACCGTCTGTATCTCCGTAGTAAAGTGTATCTGGAGCATCAACAGGAACAGCATATGTTAAAGTTCCTGATTGTTTACCTTGTGCTTCCGCATCAGTCAATGTAGTAGCAACTGGAATATCTAAGTATGTGCTTGTTGCTATTGTAGTGTTTATTCTTGTTCTAATATTATTTTGATAAGTTGTAAAATTATTTGCTACTCCTGGAAACGCATATAACCTAACACCACCATTGTCATACGTAAAACTTTCACTGCCGTCTACTTCTGATGTTGCTGTCGTTATTTTATCTTCCGTTGAGCCATCTGCTCTAGCCATTCCATATACAGAATCTTCAGCACTGTAAAATTCTTGTGCGCCTTGTGTGCCGCCATTGTATAAAAAATTTAAATCATCTTTACCATTGAACATTAAAATATTTTTACTGCCTAGTGGAGTAACACTTGTCCAATTAACAATAGTTGATTGATCCTGTACTTGATCATCTAAATCATATGTGTAAAAACTGTGATCTGTTGATAGGTATTGGTCAACATTTAAGAGTCCATTAAATGTAACAATATTTTTTACTGATGCATTTTGTGAATAATTTGAATATTGTAACGCCAATTGTGCACCATTACCGTAACCAATTATTGTAATTTCTCTTGTATCAACATTATCATAGTTACTTAAACTGGAAATAATTGAATCAAGTAGAGCAATATCATCTGCTTTAGATGTTTGATATCCTACATTCCATTGATTGTTATAACCTTGAGGTGCTATTAAAATTTTGTCTGTGATAAAATTGACATTAGTTATGCCGTTTGCTTGAGTAAATCCATCGTCGTGTAATGAAATAACAACAGGAATTTTTTTGCCTTCTAATGCTGTGCCTGTTGTATCAGGTACTACTACCTGTGCAGTTCTACTAAATCCTGTTGATTGTTGTTGCCATGTTTGTGTAAAACTTATTGTACCTGTCGCTAAATTTTCACCTGATACTGTATTTGCGTGAGATAATCCTTCACTGTATAATAAACCAGGAACACTTGTATTTCCTACGTCTGGTTTGTAAACGTTAAAAGCCAAACTGCTTGTATTCAAAACAAACGTATAAGTTGTTCCTCTTTCAACTGTGATTGTAGGATTATTTCCGACCACAGCAGTTCCTTTATTTAAGAAAGTAAATGCTCCTGCTGTTTCATTTACGTTGAAATCTGGTGCTGGCGGAATTACTGGTGGTGTGTATGTGTTTGTGATTGTACGGACAGTAACATTACCGTTTACGTCTACACTAAATCCTGGTGACTTATACCCGTAATCTGTTTCAAAAGGTTTAAAAACAACTGCCATTATGCTACATCCATATTTATTATTCTGTTACTTGCGATCCACCTACCAAAGCATTTTGCGTGGCGAAATAAGTAGCACCAAATATTATTTTAGAACCAGTATATTTTTCTGTCGCACTTTTGTCTGCTGGATCAATTTTAATTCTTACATATGAGTTATTAACTTCACTTGCAATCTTGATTAAATTGTTTCCTAGATTAGATCTACCATATATTGATAAACTGCTTTGATTAGGACTTGCCGCTACAAGTATTTTTAAAATCTCTTTATTGTTTGTGTCGTAATCAACACTGATTGTATATTCTGCAGAAGTGAATGTATTCACGTGCCATTGGTCAAGTATCATGCCTTCTTCTACTACAGAATATGGCCCATTATAAGACAGGTTCAAACCGTTCTTCATTAGAAGAGTATTTCTGTCTCCTTTTCCAAAAAATCTTGATACATCAAACATATAGAATAATCCTTATTATAGTGTATTTACCTATTTTAGAACTATTGTATTACTACTGTATTTTGGGTATTACTGCTTGTTTTTGCTCTGTTTAAGCATCTTTTCCACAGACTTCACAACCTTGTCTTCAGTTTGGTCGTCCATAGCCATTATTCCCTCATTCAGCCTATCGCTGAACTCATCTGATGTGATTCTAATTGGTGAATATACTCTATCTTCCAAACCAAGGTCAATAATATCTATATTTTCAGCATCAGGAAATGATGTGTTTATAGGATATGTTGAACCTATTATTACTGTGGCTGTTCCATCAAATGCATAAGCAAGATGTTGTCCCACAGAATCACAGCCAACAAAGTGATTGGTCTGTTTAATCAATGCCATCCATATTCTAATATGAACATTCATAGGTGTTGCCACTGGTGCCGACATATGATTTTTAAATTCTAATGGAAATTCACTCATCATCATTACGCCATACTTTTTAGATAGTTTTCTTACAATACTCCAAATGTTTTTAAGTTCAATACTTCTGCCTGTAACATCGGAAATATCAGGTTGTTTACCTTTTTCCATTTGTTTTTCAGTAATTTTTTCAGGTTGAGCACCTCTTCCGAAAGGTTGGACCACTATAATTTTATCTTTGCCTGTTTTTTCTTTAACTTCAGTAATCATTTGTCTTGCCATTAGCAATTCTTCTTTACTTAATCTTATTGTAGGCTTAGGTAGATCTCTTATACCTTTGTTATTGATAGCAATATCATATGCCTGAGCAAGGCTACACTTTTGATTGTAATATTCCCATATTCTGTAAGGCTCTGGTGAAATTAATTCTCTATCTTTCAGCATTTCTTGAAACAAATTTTTGTGCCAACTGTCATATGCTCTAAAATGAAATTTAGGATGACCTTTGAATACATCTGTACCACCTTCACAAACTAAAATTGGATCTTTATCTGGATTTTCTTCTAGGTATTTTTCTACTGCTGGAATAGAACTGATCATTCTACCCGCACCACCGTTTAAGAATATTGCTGTTTTTTTCATTTATTTGCTACCTTTATTAATTTGTTATATTCAGGCAAGTACAAATACTCAATTTCGCTGTGTATCAATGTGCGTACAGCATCTTCTAAGGTTTCAACTAACGGTTCACCACCTAGATTGAATGAAGTATTGAATATTATAGGACAATCTGTTTGTTTATGAAACTCTTTGATTAGATCATAATACAAAGGATTTTGTTCTCTCTTAACTGATTGTATTCTACAAGTTCCATCTACGTGTATAATGCTTGGAATTTTTTCTTCTATGCCAGGTTGACAGTTTACAGCATACATCATATGTGGAGTTTCTTCCATTCCTCGTAAGTCAAACCATTCATGTACAAATTCATGAAGTATAGTTCCAGCAAATGGTCTGAAATATTCTCTGTGTTTAACTTTGTTTACATGGTCTTTACCATTAGGGTCTCTTGGATCATACAATATTGATCTGTTACCCAATGCTCTTGGACCGTTTTCACTTGCTCCTTGGAATATTGAAACAATATTTCTTTCCGCAATAATTTTTACAACTTCTTCATTTGTTGCCTCTGTTAATTCTACGCCATCTTGAGCACAAATATTTTGTATTTGTTCATCTGTATATGTTCTTTTTGGACCTAGGTATAGTGTAGGTTGGTCAACTTTCTTTTCTTTTGTTTGTGTAAGGCTGTAATAGAACAACATCGCGGCACCCATCGCCGTACCCGCATCATTTGAAACTGGTTCTGCGTAAAAATTAATACCATCCTTTTGTAAACTTTCTAGATAATAATAATTTGCCACACAATTTAATCCATATCCTCCAGAAAATACAACATTTTTACATCCA